CCGGTCCTTCAGGTACTTCCATCATCGGTGAAGGCATTTGTGCTTGGTCCAGCATGGCTTGCGCCTGAGTGACAAAGGTCAGCATCATGTCGAGCTTCTCCTGCTCCACGCCTTGCTGACGTGCTTCAAGATAGGCAAGTTGCATCCGTGACTTTGCCAATTCCAGGTTCATTAATGGATCTGGTGCAATGTATTCTGATTCATCAAGAATCTTGGAAATCCGCCATTCGACATCATTTTCCGCCGTTTCCATCCAGTGTGTGACTGAACCAAGATCCGGATAGTCTAGAAGCTTGGTGATCTGCTCTTTGCTATCAATCACTCCCATGTTAATCAGTTCCTGCACGGTCTGGATTCGTCCTGCCGGTGTGCTTGGAAGAAGTGAGATCGGGAACGCCTGAAGTTCGTAGTCCTCTTGCGCCATACGGACATCCTTGAAGTCGGAAACGTCGAACCCTTTTTTCCGCATGGATCTGACGGTGTAGGAACCGGAGTCTTCCACAATCTCCTCGGCAAGATCCATGTACCAGGATGCAGCGTCCATGAAAGCCTGCTCGTACCGTTGAGCAGTGAGCATGTGCCTTTCGGTTTCAATGTCGGTGTAGATCCTCAAAGCGACGCCGGAGTCGAGTCCGCTTGGTTTCCTACCAGTTGCAGATAATTCTGAGATCCCACTGATCTCATAGGCTCGTTGAAGTAGACGATCCAGGTGATTGTATACTTCACCGGACATCGCTTGAGGAACATACGCCACCGGAGGTTGTTGTCCGGCATACATAAGGATGGTTCCAGGTGCATTCCGTAAATGGTTTGGTGATACCTTGGAACCAATTGGAACGAAAAAGTAAGGCGACGACATGAGCGCCATCGATTGTTGAATGCGGATCAAGAGGCTATTTATTTCACGTTGAACCGGATCAAGCTGCTCGACAAGGCTCGTGCCTGAAAATCCGAGAGGAGCATCGGACCATCTCAGAAACACAAATGGAAACTTGTCATAGTTCCAGTGTTCATCGAGCAGCGTGACTCCGTCCAGACAGATGACGTGCCGTCCATCGTCTGAGTCTTCGCTAGTTGGCAAATGCCATCCTTCATAGCAATCAGTCAATTCCTGCTCGTGGTCGGTTTCCTGGGAGTAGGAATCTGCAATGCCGGAGGCCTCAATTTGCTGAGACTTTTCCGGAAACATGTGGATCAGAGACGACTTGTGCATCTCCATCCGTTGAAACATGGACCGAGGTGCAGCATACAAAGCCTCGTCAAAGTCCCAAAAAATATGATTTGAGAAGACACGCTCGGATTTGATCTTGTCGCCTTCACGAAAAATCTTGAGGACGCCGAGATCCTGAACACATGCGTCAGTGAAAATTTTCGGCATGAGGTTGTAGAGGTTCTGTTCCATGAACAGACCTTCCATTGAATCACCGAGACGTTTTGCTTTTCGCCGGAGCATGTAGTCGCCTTGACGTGTCAGGTATAGAGGCCGAGGCTTATTTCTACCGATCTTGGAAGTGATGGTGTCCACCTGACTTTGTGCCACGTTCAGGCGCATCACGTTGGGATTGAACCGCATACCGGCTTGCTGGCCTTTAAACAAGGCGCCGGAGGTTCCTAGTTGTGTGTAGTTTTTCTGACCATACATCCGCATGAATTCCAGATTAGACTGGATGCGCTCGGAATGGTCTTGCTGAAGTTTCTGGACTAAGTCAACAACGGCGTTGCAAACTTCAGAGTTGTTATGTTCGTACCAATACATCTGACGGCTCCGACGAGAAGAATTTCAGTTGCTCTTCTGTCAGTTCCGTTGATGCATGTGCTTTCTCTGGCATCATTTCTGTGTAGTCAGGCATAAATTCCACCTCGATTCCAAGGCCGGAAAAACGTGCTACTTTCTTGTCTTTTAAAAAAACGGTCAGGTCTTTGATCTGATCTATGGATGGACGAATCATGGCATTGCCTCTTCCATAATGCGGTTGCTCTTTACCTGGACGGCAGGCTTCTTGACTTCAGACGCTTCTGCTTGTTGAGAGGCCACGCCTGCAACAATCGGAGGTAGTGCGACATAGTACGGCAGGCCATCCTTGGCTGCCTTCTTTAGCTTGTCGGTCAGGTTCATGGTCCAGACTTCAGTTTTTTGTTGCATTACTTCACCAAAACCTTCTGCAAATTCTTCAGCCTCTTCCATTGTTGCAAATTCGTTTATTTCAAAACCTCCATCTCTGCTTGGGTAACGTACTTGATAAGTTTCAGGAAAAACTTCTTGAATTTCATATTCAAAATCGTCTGCAATGATATTACCTTTCTCAACCTTTGATCCATATTGCTTGCCGAGCTTCTTGGCACGGTCTACCAGAATTTTGTCATAAAAGGCGCCCATGCCTTCTCCGCCGACTTCTAGATCGACGCCGGTAAACTCATGAGCTACTGGATAATAATCAACGCCTTGTGCTAATTGTTCAGCTTTGTCTGTTTCAATAGTTTTCAAAACCTTTTCGGTAAGTTCTTTACCAACATAATCACTCATTTTTTCTGCGGACACTCCTCTTGCAACCTCAACCATCTCACCTCCGCCTTTTGGCCTAGCAATGATTTGGTAAGTATCTTTTATAGGTCCGCCAACTTCACTTTCTTGTGTCACTCTGATTGCATCAACTTGCTTGCTCAGATCATAACGCTTTGCTTGTTGCTTGCCGGTTGTCCAGGCAATCTGGTCAAAATCGTTGTCAGTTGCCCAGCGGACCATACGCTTGAGTGCTAATGATGTCCACTGATTGGTGTCCATGACAAATGGAGCATCTGGAACGGCTTTTATTTGTTCTACTAATTCAGACCTTTTTTCTAGTAAAGCCTCATATTCTTCTTTTAGTGGCAAATACCTTTTATTTCTTTCAAAAACATCTATCTCTGCATTTCTATATTGAGAATCCAAAGTGTCAATGACTTGACTTACTTCACTTAATTCTTTGTTGATATCAGTTATTTCTTGGTCTATATCTCGGTCTGCTGGGGAAAAACCTCTTTTCCTACCAGACTGCGCCCAATCTGATTGAATTTCTTCGATAAATAGCACTTTGTTGCCGTCTGCATCGACACGTTCATTGAACCGGATGTGAGCGACGATGTTCGGTTCATCGTAGTGGCCTGACACAAAATCTCTTCCTACAGTGCCGGACTCCTGGTTGAATTGCTGTCGTTCTATGGCAACCATCTCGGCTTGTTCTGCATCTGTTAAATTCCGCCGTGCAAGTATATCATTCAACTCTTCATATCGTTTGACCGGATCAACCATTTTTTTGCTTGGCAACGTCAGCAACAACTCACGGTAGTTCTCTCCGCCTGGAAGAGTGTATTGACCGTATTTTGTTTCACCTCCTGCTAACCGTTCAAACTCACGAGGATTGCGATTGAAATATTCAACGTATTTTCTTCTCAATGTTGGAATTGCAAACTCGTCAGCATCTACATCTCTATAATCTTCAAAAATTTTGTTTAATTCTTTAACAACTTCCAGATCACCTTGTTGCCTATATTGTTCAATTGCATCCTCAATTGAGTCTCGCATAAGGTACAGACTTTCATCATTGTCCATGATTCTAGTCAATTCGTCGGCAACTTCGCTTCTTATAACTTGTTCTTTAGCATTTCCACTAGCAACACCTTTAACAACCTCCTGCACCTGAATCTGGTTTGCTTCCAGGTACTCGTCTAAATCCTGCTTCGTCACCGATTTATCCTGAGACTTCAACCAATCCTCGACGCCGGTCCAGGTCAGTTCATCCTGCTTGACGCCTCGTGATTTCATCTGAGAGATCCACTGGTTTGCAGGCATCTTGTTTTGCTTGATCTCTGAGACGGCTTTAACGGCAGGAGAAGTGAAGACTTTCTTCATAGATCCAACAACCGGCAACGCACCAGCAAGGTTCTTGGCAACCGTTCCGGCCTTTGCGAGCTTCACGGCACTAGAACCTGGAGGTCCAGGTGCGAGAACGGAGCCGGTTAGAAACTCTGGTGACTTTGTGTCCACGTCCATGCTTTGAGCAATTTTCTCCGAGGTCAGAGGCATCTTGTCGGTTGCTTCTCTAACCGTAGGTGACATCATGGCTCCAGGTTGTGCCATCATTGCCATTTGAGCAAGATCGGCAGGCATTCCAAGAGATCCTGCAACGAGCGACTTGCCAATTGCTTTTGCGGAGACATCACGAGGTTTCGTGACCTTCATCCGCCGGTATCGTTCTTGTTGCCTCTTTGCCATTACCAGTTCCTACAAGACCAATATCTTGGTTTTGTCTTTGGGCCAGGATTGTCGCAATTGTGCCTTGCACGGAACGATTTCCGAGCAGCCGGATTGCTCTTTCTAATCGACATATTGGGATCGCCATACCGGACAACCTTCACCTTGTCGCCGTCTTTCACATACACCTTGAACTTTTTCGACTCTCCAGGTGTGCGGATTGGCGTGTTCAGTTTGACCGTCCTGCCTTGGTATTTTGCCATCAGCGTCCTATTTTTTTTTGAATCATTTTGTGTGACTCAGTAAAGGTTTTGCCTTTTCTCATCATCTTTCGCATCTCCGCCATGTGCTTTTTAGTGTGATGCTTGGAATGACGAGACAAAGCTGCCTCTTGACGTTTAGTCAGTTTCATCGTTTCTTGGCAGTCTTCGCAGATTGACGGAATGCCTTGGCAGTAGGTGCGCCTTTCGATCCTGGTTTTCTCATGCGCTCCGGAGTCTTACCGGCTGCTTTCTGCCGTGCAATACGTTTTCTCTTTTTGTGAATGTTTGAATAAAGTCCTGGTTTTCCTGGCATGGTTTCCTATGGTGCTTGATTTATCCAACAACGCTCATCATTGAGAATCTTGTCAGATAAAATCTTTAGTTGGTGTTTATCAAAATCGTTTAGTTCAGAATTTGTTTTACCAATCAATGCCTTTAGCAATTTGTATTCATACCGGCTCAGATTCAAGAGCAGCGTCTTATCAACAAAGCTTTGAGTGTTATAAGTCAAATCGGGTAAACTTGCTCCGTGTAATCGACTTCATACCATTCCGGCTCGTCCTCCTCCTCAACATTTCGGAGACACTCTTCTTCTAGTTCCTTCTCAAATTTTTCAAAAAATTCTGGACTGCCATGAATCGGCACCGGCTTCTCCGTCCTATGTAGGTAGTGCATACACTCACGCCATCCATAGAGCATGGCATCGGTGCAGTGGTTCTCCAGGTCATCTCTTTCGATGTACCGGCCTTTCTCCTTCTCTGCGAGGTTCCATTCCAAGAGGCTCAGTTCATCACGCAACGGTTCTGTCGAAACGGTGTCCTCAATCAAGATCCTGCCGTTGGTGAAATCACTGTTGATCAACTGAATGTGATCGAGCTTCTTCGACTTCTCGGCAGGCCAAACGGACAACTCGTAACGCTTGTTCAACTCCTCGACAATCATTTTTCCGAGGCCTCCTGAGTCTGCCACGATCCTCACCGGCTCAAACCTCTGAACCAAAGCATGAATCTTCCTTGCAATATCCTCCGTCGTAAGTTCAGAAACTTTATCTGAATGGACCACATAAACGTCTGGACTGTCTTCTGAAAATCCAAGAACGACAAACGCCGTTGCGTCCACAAAGCCGAGATCAATGCCGAGAACAAAATCGGAAAGCAGGCCATCAAGCAGAGGATCACAAACATTCCGCCGATGATCGAAACTGTACACCAGCGTCTCAGTGTCATGAATCCATTCGCCAAGATACTCACGTCGGTACACCGGTGTCTCCTCGTTCCATCCGTTCTCGTGCTTTCTCTCCTCCAACCATTCCTTTGCCTTCGGTAAATGCGGATTCTCTAACATGGTCCAGTGAAACCGTTGCCATGCATCCTCCGTGTGATCAATGTCAAACGCATA